TGTTTAGCCTCCGTACACTGAATTGTAATAGTCTGGATTTGACGCTCTAAAGAGTTGCAAAGCTTGTGAGTAACTCACTTTTTTCTCTTCAGATAACGCTTGAACTCGTTCGTTTAATGCTTTCTTGGAGATCTCTTGGCCGCTTGCGCCATGGCCAACACTCTCAAGATTTACGCTTTGATTCGGTTGACGCTCTGAGAACATCTGCCAAAAAACAGGCTGATCTTTTTGAATTAACCAAGCTTGCTCAGCTGTCATACGTTCTGCCACTGAGATCTTGCCTTCATTGAGAAGTTGTGTCACATCTGATTCCATTTGAATCTGTGCCTTCTCTGCCAGTGCTTTTGCTTTGTCAGCTTGGAGCTGGTCAACTTGCTCTTTAAGAGTTTGAATCTCTTTGAAGAGAAGCACGTTAGACTCGCTTAGAGTTGAGACCGCTTGCGCGTCTTCTGCGTATTCTTTGCGCTTCATCTCTTTGTTCTCGTTGTGGTCCTCGTCTTTTTTCTCTTCGAGCTTTTCAGACTTTTCGTCTTCCTTCTCTTCGAGTTCTTCAGACTTCATCGCGTTCTCGTTATCTGCCTTCATCTCTTTGATTTGAGCTTCAAGCTGTTTAACGAGTTCATCCTTGGCCTCGAGTGCGGCCCGAAGTTCATCAATAGACATATCGCTGTCCATTTGTACCTCACTTTCGTTAAGTCTCACTGTGGAGATCTGATCATGGGATTGGGCCGGCCTAGGTGTTAGCGTTATTGCTAGCATCTGAGCTTGACCGATTAATTGACCGCCATTGCGGTCATAGACTTCACCCACCAAAAACTCAGGAGAAGACCATAAAACACCTTCGGCATCTTGCACTATTTGAGCGCCTTTGGATGTGTACTCAGGATAAGCATAAAGGCCATCATCTCGGATCTCTAATGATGTGATCTTACCAAGTGCATTGCCGGTTTCAGGTGTTGCGATGTTGTCACTGTATGGTGACGTGGCGTGTTGCCAATCTATAATGACTGGTGAGCTTTCCTTGGTCGCTTCAAACACTCTGACAAGTTCTCTAAGTGTATCCTGTGTGATGGGCTTTCCAACTGGCTCGCCACTCATACGACTGCATACTTGCTGATCAACGCCAAGAGTCAGAAAAGGTTTACCCGTGATCAGCTCACTAGAATCATTTAGTTGAATAGCTTCGGTGTAAGCTGTCAGGCTTTGGCTTTTTTCGTCTGCTGATTTCATTTGTTTAACGATCTTTCTAGACCAAGAGAAGCCGGCATCACCGCCCCAACCATGCCAAGCTTGCCAACCTTTGCCTTGATCTTTCCAAGTTGATCCAGTCTTGTCGACTTCGTGACGTGTGAAATATGCGAGCATGCGTTTGACGGTTTCAGGGGAAACCGTCTTACCTGCTTTTAGATCTCTCGCTCTGGCTATGCCAACATCAGTCATACCACGCTTTGAAGCTGGCTTACTTGCTCTGACTTCTAGCGCTCGGGCTGCTGCATCTTGAACGCCCTTTGGTGGCTTAAAGTCAATATGATCATATTTCTTAGGTGCAAACCGTTCGGATTTCTTCTCTGTCTTTTGTGGATGACCATCAGGCAAAAGATCGAGATCTGTTGTGTAAGCTTTTTTACGCTGGCCCGTGGCGACCAATTTTAAAAAAGCTCGAACTCTTGCAAAAGCCCATTGATTCCTATTCATCCCCGGTCTATGTGACGTACTAAAAGCACCGGCGCCGCGCCGAAAAACTGCTTTAAGCTTGCCAAGGTCAACACGTCTGCTCGACTTTGTGAATCTTGCGTTGTGTTTGTCTCGCATATTCTCAAGACTCTTCACAGCTTCATCACTGATCTTAATTCCACCTCTTGAGCCGCTTGCGCTGCCTTTGGGATTGGTCTTACTGCCTTTGATGCGGTCTTTTTTTGGAGCTGGCGTTTGTGCTTTGGTTCGCTTCTTAACCATTGCGCTTTCTCCGTTGAATCAATCTCTCAGCAAGTGCGGCCGCACTCGGTCCTCCTGATGCAGCACGCTCAAAGGCTGATCTTTGTGCTTCTTCTGGGAGGTCACCGGCGCCAATCCTGGCACGTATCGAGCGCTCGATCTCGTCGGTAGGCGTCAAGAGTCCACTCTGAACAAGTGGCGCAAGTTGTCCCATTGATTCCGCTAACTCATCAGAGTCAAGATTCTCATGTCTTAAGCGTGGCAAAAGTGAAGGATCAACAGCTCCATAGTTAAACCTGATCAATCGGGCCATGGTTCCACCACCGGCACGAGCACGCCCTGAGATCTGAGACGCTAAGCGATCGCATAAATTAATGCATGAGCGTCTAAATGTGTTTTCATGAACCTCACCAACTGCTCTTGAGCCTGTGTCAGTTACCCCTAGGTTTACAAACTGAGTTAATGTTGCTTGAGATATCTCGTTGTTTGCCAGCTTGATTATGTCAAGCGGGCCTTGACTGTAGAGGTATGGCGAGGTCTCGTAACTCTGGAACTTAACTACCGGAGACTCTACCAAGTAGCTTTGCTCAGCACTTAGGAAAGACGCTACTTGAGACTCTGCCTCTTCTATCATCTCTGAGATGTCAGCTTGTGAAAGCCCTTGGGCGTCTGCTTCTGCTCGGTCAATAACGACTTTGGGTGTTGGGATTGCCCATCGATCAAGACCGATGCTCATTAGATTTGCAGTGCGTTGTTTTTGTCGCCACCAAAAGTAGCAAGCTCGCATCAAGCCCACACCTTCAAAGTTTGAACCTGTTTGATTGAGCGTAAGCAATAAAAGCTTGTTTGATGGTATCGGCTCCGGCTGATGCTTGATATTGATGCCCTGCTGCATAACTCCATCAAGGTGTTCATTGTCTCGAGATAACCACTTGAGATGAGCACTAGGTTCTCGATCTGCAAAGTGATCAAGCCAAATCCGCTGACGGCCTTCACTGTCTAGCCCTACTCTGTAGATCTCTTCTGCGTATCTATATCCTAAAGGTATAAAGTCCCATAAGTAACTGAGCTGTTCTTCAAATGATTTTGACATCTGGCCTGAATAGCCATCAAAGCCAAAGGCTTCATTGGCGTATCTTGCGTATTCTTCAGATGCTGGATTGTTTTTGATGCCGGGTTCAAAATACCAAGACGCACTTAATAAAGTGCCCTTGAGCATTGACCAAGATCTCATCACAACAGGATCAGTCCTTAACATCTCTTCACAAGCATCAACCCAAGCACGCCCATATAACTGCGGATTGCGCTCTTTGCCAGATATCACACCACCGCTTAAAGACGTTCCACTGATGCCTTTAGACACAAACCTTGGCCTAGCGGCTTTGATGTAAGTCTTATCTGTCTCATGCTCTTTGTGTGACATTGACACCTCGATCAGAGATTATCTAAAAGATAATTATCAGAAAGATAATATCACACTATTGTCGGTCGCTGTCAACTCGGTCTTGTTCTAGCTGCTCTTCGAGCTTGTCAAGTTCTTTATTAAAAAGCTCCATGATGATGGTTGATACAAGCTCAACAGATTCATCTCTGAGACCGTCGTCTCTGTCTAAGACGATTTGATTGATGAGCTTTGAGATCACATTAGAATCCAGTTGACCTGCTGCCTCCTGTTTTGACGTTTCTTCTTTTTGCTCTTGTTTTTCTGGATGTTGTTCTTGCTTGTCCACGATAGTCTATTCCCCAATAATGCATAATGCAGTCATATCTTAACGCATCGAGCGGGTCTTCGCGTTCGTCCTTTTTTGGCAGGTCTTTGCTTTTGTCCCATGAATAAGAAGCGATTGCTTTTCTCAAGCTGTTACCACTTGCATTCTGACCAGCTCGCCAAACCTCATCAGTGATCAGATACTGCTTACGACTTAAAGCACGCTTAAGCCTCATCACACCGTTAGAGATATTGCGTCTGACTGGGTCGGTTGTGTACTTGACAGGTACGCCTATGCCGCCAGCGTCTGGCAAGCGTCTGATGACTTTGATCGCGCTAAGTCCTGTTTGATCAGATCTAGCAAGTCCAGCAGGATCACAGACTGCTGAGTCAATCCAGATCCTATTACTTGGAGCTTGGTCTTTTAATTCACGCGGCCATGCAATTGCTAAAATC